CCATCTCACCTTTGACGCCATTGAATGGCAAACGAATCATTGCTCGTTCTTGCCAAAAGAATGTGTTTTTTGTGTTGCCGTCTGGGAGGAATCGTAGTGTAGTGGATGCGCCTTCTTCCATATTCCAGTGTGGATAAATTGCGTTATCACCACCAGTGGATTGTCCACCTTTGTTGTTGCCTTCTGAGGCTGCGAGACGTGCTCGGATGTCTGCTAATGATGCCATTTTAAGTTGCCTTTCTAGTGTTATAAAATGTTTTCTAAGTTGCCTGTGATGCTAATGAAAAAGCGTGTCACACAAGTAGTGTACACGCTTTTAGTGTCAGCGTCAATGATATTTATGACGCATTTGCTCTAATGACTATTTTATGATCTAATCATTCCGGACAGTTCTCGCAACCGGTGTAGCACATCTTGTTCTGTCTCATCAAACTTTTGCAGTTTACCGGAGTGACCATATTGGCCTTGTAATGATGTGGTTTCTTTAACTTGAGCGGGAGATCCTTTGTTGGATGTAGTGGATCCTAGGGTATCACCAATAGCGTGTCCCGCAAGGGCTCCAAGCGGAGCCATTCCCAGTCCGCCCGATGCACCAGCAATGGCTCCTCCTATTGCTGCGCCGGCTAATCCTTCAGCCATTACTTGGTCAATGAGTTTTTTGCCACCGTACAGCACAGCCAACAATATACCAACTGGAATTGCGTATTTAACTGCGGCTCCTGCCAGTTCGGCAATAGTTTTTCCGTCGATTGCACCACCTACTGCTTGAGCAATCGCACTGGCGGCTTGCCCAGCGTCTCGATATACTTCGCCAACCCCGCCAACCATCTTATCTGCTACATCGGTGATTGCTTGGTATGCACCAACTCCTAGACCGATTTGACCTGCATTCTGTGCCGCAGACTGTGCGGCAGATTTGGCGACATCCGCTGTGCCGCGGCCAATGCCAGCGGCTGTTTTTCCAGCAACTTGGGCTCCGGCTTTGCCTGCACCTGATGCCATCTGACCCAGTTTAGGACCAACTTTGGCCAACAAGGGTATAACAGCTCTTGCGCCTGCTGCCAACAATGGAGCAATTTCATTTAGTTGTTCTTCTTTGGACATTTCGCGACCTAACATGGCACCACCGGTACCGCCTGCGGCACCACCTACCACGCCACCTATCGCTGCGCCAATTGGACTCCCGGTTGCTAATGCACCCAATGCAGATCCAGCAACTGTTCCGCCAACACCGCCTAATGTTCCGCCGGCAAGTTCGCTTTTCCACCCTTCGCCTAGTAATCTTTTAAGATCATTTAGTTCGTCTTGGAATGTTTCTTCCAGAGGCGGGTTACCGGTTGTCACTGCAACCTCTTCTGCCATGTTGCCCAATGATTGTTCAACCTGCTTGATCCAGCCACTGACATCACTGCTGCCAATTTCTTCAACGTCGCCCACAAAGTCTGCAACTTCATCAATGGCGGCTGTTACTTTTTCAGGACCATATTTGCTTAGTAAGTCTGCACGTTGCATTAAAATTCTACGTGTAATAGCACCGGCCACCGGACTGTCTTCCATACCTTCTGTCATACCTTCTGTCATACTTTCATCCATGTCATCTTCTGGCTTGCCATACAAGTATGTAACAACTCCCATTGGGCTTATAACGTGCGTAACATCAATATTGTCGTCATCATATTGAGCCAATAACTTTTTGGCGCCAACAACTTCATAACGTGCTGGCTTGTATTCGTCAACTACTTCGTCACCGTCCATGACTCTCCAGATATCGTTGCGTTGATAATAGAATTTATCTCTTTGTTTAGTCTCTTCGTCCACAACCTGCTGTGACATATTCATTCCAGATAGTTCACGCAAACGGCCGATTGTATCTTGTTCATCTTCGTACATGCTGCCGCACTCCATCAAGCCGTGTTCTGGGCAGTGTTCGCCTTCAGCCGTGTAGTTGCATGATCCGTCTGTTTCTTCTTCACCAAATGCATCTTGTGCGGCACTGCCTAGTTTGGCACCTGTCATTGCACCACCTGGGCTCTTTGTTAGTGCGGCACCGGCGGCACCTCCAAGGACTGCTCCAAGCATGCCATCTTGCAATAGTTCATTGTTCATTCCGCCATCAACTGAATATTCTTCATCATCTTGTTCGGCCACAGGAGGGGGTGGCACTTCTGCTGGTGCTGGTGCAGCGGCTACTGGTGCTTCTGGAGCCACTGTAGCAGGAGCCAACTGTTCTGATCTGAGTGCGTCTAGCACTGGCTCAAAATCTTCAAATCCTTTGTTGGACATGTCTTTGATACGTGCAATAACCAAATTACGGCAATCAGCATTGGCATCTTGTTCGGCCAGATCTTGCAGTTGATCGAACAGGATGTCGTCACCGACCAAACTGTATAGTTGTTCGGTTGCATTGGTTGCATCTGCACCAACTGGCAACTCTTGTGACAACAGAGCAATGAGTTCTTGCTGTTGCTCTGGGGTGTTGGGTGTGGCCCATGTGCCTTCTAATAGGTTTTCAGCCCAGGCTTCAAATATGTTTGCTTCTTTCATTGCAGTTCCTTGTTGTTGTATACGGGCCAAGATAGGCAAGGCCTGTTCAATTCGCGAATCAATTGTTTCTTGAACAAATAGTGTTTTAATGTCTTCGATGATTACATCTTGCTCTGTTATGTCAGCAGGGTTCCAACTTTCAAAGTATGTGTTATATCCACGTGATGAGGATAGTCCTTTAAGAGCTCGGTTCATTGTGGCATGATACTCGTTTGTTTGAGTTACCAGATTGGCAGTGTCGCCTTCAAACACACGGCCATGACTGGCTCTGCGGAAACGACTTAGTACATTGAGTTCTTCCACCATGTTGGCAATGTGCTGTCCACGCATGTCATAGGGTCTGCCACCTTGACGCACATGCTCTACCATGGCGCGACCGCCGGCCAAGTTGCGGAATGGCAACTTGTAGCGTTCGCCTTCGGCTGTTTCCAAGAACAAACTTTCAACTTGGCGGAAACGTGCTTCGTTAACACCCATTGGACGCTTGTGACGTATCATTAGTCGCACAGAATCAGGATCACCATTCCAACTCACATTTTTTGTGCCGTTCCACGATTCAAACAGGCCTTCTTTGAGTGCTGCCTGACCTTGCATGCTGTACTTGAGTCTGTTGATGTTTTGACTGCCAAATGTCATAAAGTTCTTTGTGGCAAAGTTTTTAAGTTGATGCTGGAACTCATACCATTCTGTTTTATCTTCACTGTCCATGCCGCGGCCCACATTGTCACCGCTGAACAATTCCAGTTGTTTATCATCTCCCAGCATCACAACCACTGTGCCGTAGTTGGTGCCGCCAGAACTGACAAATTCAAAACTGTAAATCTCAGCATCTTCTGCTGTGGGTGCAGGCTTGCCAGTGCTGTCTAGTATTTCTGGGTCAAAGCCGCGTGTGACCAATAGGTCAAAAAGTTGTTGTCCGGGAGTATTCTGTGCCATAGTGTTCTATTTATCCAATTTAGCTTTAACGTAATGTGGCAAAAAACGGCATAGGCTCTATCATTGTATCGCCAAAATCACGCATTTGCGAGTCCATTTCTGTGTGATAGTTCTGTAACAACTGCATCATGCGTATGGCCAACAGTGTGCTCATAACCAAGTCGTCTGTTTCGCCGGGTTTGGCAGCGTAACTTGTTCCGTGTGCTACAAACGTTTTGAGTTCTGATACCAGTGGAGCACTGTTGACGGTCATCTTTTTGCTTTCCACTAGAATTTTTAACTTGCTACAAGCAGACAGTTTGCTTTTGTTTGTGGTGTTAAATCCCTTGCGGATTCTACGACTGCCACCAGCCACAGAGTTATCACTTAGGAAATAGCCTTCAATGTTTTCTTCCCCAAACTCTGCAATACTAATAAGTGCGGCTTCACCAATGGTGTTGTTTTCCACACTGTAGTAAATGCTCTTGGGATCTTTAACAGTTTCGTTGATGTGTTTACATACGTCAGATAAGATACGTATCTGTGCTGGAATAGTTGTTCGATTATGGCGCCATTCAGCCACTTGTATGGTAGTATTGGCTTCAAACACCTGTATGGCAGCAGGATCGCCGCCTGTGCCCAAACTTGGATCCAAGGCTACAACATACAGTTTACCAGCCTCCGGCCGTTTATACCAACGCACTTGTCCTGTTCTATATAGGGGTTCTTGTTGACCTTTTAACTCAACCAAGATAGCCGGTGCAATCAGTGTTTCATCGTTGATAATGAACTCACAACCAATCTCTCGACGGAAACGATCTGTTCCCAACTGTGCTTCCATACTGGCGCCCCAGGCTTCATCGCGGTCCGGATGCTCTTGCCAGAAACTACGGAATGCTTTGAATCCGTTAATGCCCAAGGGTGTTGGGTTGCCATATTCATCTTCACACTTGTTGGCGCTTTTCCACAACAGAGCAAATTGATCTTCGTCTGAGTTTGGTGTTGATGTAATAATTGCCTTACCACCAGTTGCTAGTGTGGGGCTAATACTGGTCCAAAACTCTTTGGCAATAGTGGGCCGAACAAACGCAAACTCGTCTGCGTATAAGAGTGATATACTCATACCACGACCAGTTGTTTCTGTGGTTGTGGCTGATATGATACGGCTGCCGTTTTCAAAGTCTATTGAGCCTTTGTTGTAACTAGTAACACCTGCACGTATGTGATCTGGGCATAGTTCGTAAGCAAAGCGTATGCGTTGCATGATCTCTTGTGCACCTGTGTACTTGTGTGCGGCAATAAGAATTGTTGAGTCTGGCACAAACATTGCATACCATAGCAAGTATCCGGCAGCACTTGTGGACTTGCCGGTTTGTCGAGGCATCATAGAGATACTGAAGCGATAATTATGATACACATTGATCAATCGTTCCTGATACTCAAATGGATGATACAACATCTTGCCTTGTGTAGGATGCTGTATGTAAAAGAAATGATCCAAGAAGTATGCCGGGCCCGAGGTAGGATCTGCACAGTCCATAAACTCTGTTATTTCTGCTTCCGAGAATGATTGCCGCCGGTGCGGTGCTTTGATCAATACACCTTCTAAACTTTTAGCCATGTATATCCTTTATACTTCTCAAGTGATCAATTATTTTCGCATGTACTCGATGATGACTAGGAGGACCTGGGTGAGTTAAATCTCTCGATAACCCCAATACAGGATTTCTAAAATCTTCAACATCAATCACCAGTACAGGAATATCAAGCTGGTGGCACACTTGTTGTATGGCCAGTTCATTGCGTTGTTTGTCAGCAATGCTGTTAGCGTCAGTAAACCACCAATCGCGAAAAACTTCCTGTACTGTGGCTGCTTGAGAAAAGGCAGGAGACATCACAGTACTGACATTGTGTTGATTTATTATTTCAAATCGTTCTCTAAAAGTTGTTTGTAAAATTACAAATTTTGGTTTGATTATAGGCAACCAATAGTGAGCCAGTCTGAATGCCAGTCCATTGGATGCGCCAAACACACCAAAATTATCAACTGGCAGTGAGAGATCTTTTGAAATTCTTTCATGGTATAGCTCATCCACCGGAAGTCCGAGTCCTTGAGTAAAACTACACCCAAACACAGCAAATCCTGGCTGTGCTAGATCAATTTCTCTAGACCTGAATCCTTGAGCATTGTATCGGTATTCTATTTTGTGATCAATCCAGCCGTTATGAGCCAACAACTCACGCTGCCGAGTGTTTTTTAAATTTTTATTGTATTCTTGTTCACTGTCAATACTACACCATAGCAGTGTTTTGCTGGCATGCTGTTGCTGTACATGGCAAGGTGCATGCTCAAACACTGGTGAACTCCGGCCATAATTTCACAAATTCACCTGCTTTGTCAGGATGATACTGTGTTTCAATTTCTGCAATGTGCTGTTTAAATTTTTGCAAAATTACAGGTTGTTCTTGTGTCACATTGTGATAGGTGTTTAATGCATTGTCAAAGAATGATCGTTCAACTGATGTTGCCAATCCTGTGGCATAGAAACGTTCAATCTCTGCGGCTGCCAATTTGGCAACACCTGGGCCGTGCAAGAACGGATCAAGGTAATCAGGTTGAAACAAGTTCTGCCACAGTACCGATACACCTTGCTCTTGTGCCCACTCACGCAATTCCACAACCCGTGTAGCATTGTAGATATTGTACACAGCATGGATGCCGCCCCAGTGTCCAGAGTTGGTTATTAGTTCTTTGACTGCAGCCAAGTTGTGCTTTAACAACGCCCATTCACCACCATGTCTGACATATTCAAACCGATTGCCGATGTTGTCAAAGCTCATGCTCCAGCCAACTCGATTTCGTTGGCTTAGTTTTTTAAAGATTTTGTTTTTGTCTAAATCCACGCTCATGTTGGTGATCAGAGTCACAATAGCATCAGGCGGAATAACATCAAGCAGTCGTTCATTTTCAGGCAACAACAAAGGCTCGCCACCTACCAAGGCCACTTCGTGTATGTGTTCTTGGTGTTGTTCAATAAAGTCGCATACTTGTTCATAGTAAGGACGTGAGCCTGACTTAAAAGGAATACCTTTGAGACTGGCCCATTTTGAACTGCAATATTCCATGCAGTAGTTACAACTTAGATTACAAGTGGTGTTCCAGCGTATGTCTATAATAACAGGATAGTGGTATTGTGAGCCTGCAGTGGCATAATCAAAGTTGGGATTTACGCTGTTGTGCCAATCACGTTCAGACCGGCCACCCAGTCGTTCTGCTTGCACACAGTTAGAACAGTATGCGTGTGGATTGCCTTGTGCAATACTACCACGAATTTCCTGTAACAGATCTCCGTTAAGAATTTCAATGATGTTGTTGGTGTTTAGATTGCCCAACATGTTGGGGTCGCCTGCACAACAGGTTTTAACATCGCCACGTGGGTTTATATGTAGGCCACGCCAGGGCGCGGCACAGTAGAAAGTCGTCATCCTGTATTTACAGGAGTATCATTGGCACCAACTTGTTTTGGCCTCGCCGTAGTATTCACGTGCAAATCCATTGGCAATCAACTGTTGGCGCAGACTAACACCGTTGAGTATGACATCGCCCAGCACACGGCCACCGTACTTGTCCCAGTCCATCAGCACAATTTGTCGTTTTTGACTGTTGGCAATCAGTTGTTTGGTAAATGCCGAGGCTGCTTCACCTCTTTGTGCTTCACTAGGGCATTGTGCTCTGAAGCCTTTTTCCGGAGTGTCCACACCGTACACACGAATGCTGAGTTCTGGTTTCAGTGGAGCAGGTAACCAAGTGGCTGCAATGCCCACAGTATCGCCGTCAATCACTCTAGTGATCACAGCGTCATAAACAACGCCGGGCTTTTGTTTGGGTTGTGCTAGTACTAGACAAGGCACAAGTGCTAAAAGAATTAAAAGTTTTTTCATAAGGATACCTATTAGGTGTAGTACACAATTTCGCCAGTGGTGGGATTGTAGGCCAATTGCAAAAATCCCACAGGAAGTCCTGCATTGCCACCATTGGTAATTCCGGCAGCAATTTGTGTCAATGCACCCGAGCTGTTGCCAATAAACACTTGATCAGTAAGTTGATCAACTACTAACTCACCAGGTCTGGCATTGCCGTTGTAGTTTTCTATTGTTACTTGTGCGTTGTCTTTCATTACAGCACGACTAATGCCAGTGATGTCGTCGTATGGTGGTGGTGGATTGGCCATTTATCGTGGATATCCCTTGAACGCTTTTACCGGGCTCTGTGTCACTACAAACGCAGGCTCGTCACTCTTGGGTGTGGATACTAATTTCTTGCCGCCTGACGTGTTGGTCATTGCTAGAGCTTGATCAATAACTTGTGCTATGTCAGCGTTCATACCGGCCACAACTGCATGTTCACCAAATGTTGTTTCGGCTGACCATGCAGGCATAAACGGATTTAGATCGTCTTTTATAGAGTCACTACGTGCTCGTGCCAGTGCCACACCTACTCGATATGTTTTGTACGGGTCAGATGAACTCAGGCCGGGCAAAGTGTAGGTGTAACGCAAAGGTTCTTTGGTTTCCGGCGGAAGTCCCTGTTGCTCTGCTATGAATTCACGGGCTCTCATCGGGGATATCCTTTGAAACCTTGTACAGGACTGCGTTTGTTGGTAGACTCTAGTTCTTGGCTGCGTAGGTCACCGTGATTGAGGTCTTCGTAATCTGAACCCACAGCTTGGAATGCTTTTTCTATCATGTCCTGTTCAACATCGGTGTAGGGCATGGCCACGTTGTAGCGACCGGCCCAGGATTCATGATCTATTGTTGGAACAAATGTGCCATCGGTACAAGCGGCAGCCATCATGACTCGATTGAGTTCATACACTCTATCGGCTAGATCTTTGTCTCTGAACTTGTTGAGTCCAACAGTGGCTCGACTCCGTCGTTGACCAATCTTGCCAACCTGTTTCTCAATGAGAAACTCGTGGGCTCGCATGTTTATGAACCGGCAGCGTTGTACACACTGGACTGTGCAGAACTTGCTGTGCCCAGGGCTGTGGCAGTTACATTAGCACCAGCCAGGATAAGACGATTGCCTGCACCAACATAAATTTCTTGTACAGTTCCTGATGGAACAGAAACCACGTTGGCATACAAGTTACCCTCAGCGGTGGCAGTGCCCAGTGCTGTGGCAAACACTTGGTATGTGACATCAGTGCTGTTGGCAGCAATAGATGCTTTGTCTGTGGTCCACACAATGTTGCCTGCGGTGTTGATTACTTGAATAGGCATTTTTTACTTTCCAAATGTTCGGTATAAGTTCAACAGGTTCTGTTCAACTTTTGCACTTTCTTCCATGCTGACTTGTCTACGCAGTTGACTTGCCAGCACTGGTATAGTAGATTGTCCTGTGGACTTGGGACCGTTTAATCCACCGGAGTATTGCAGTGCATTGTCACTGGTCTCAGTGTTGCTGGGCCAGTTGGGATCGTTTTCGTCAATCACGTCGCAACCGCATGGTGACTGGCCGCATCCACATCCACTGGATTGTTGACTGATGCCGGCCATTTTCAGCAGTTCTGCTAGACGATCAGCATCTTCTCCGTCAGCATTCACAGTGATGTTTTTACGATCTTCACCGTGTTCATCATCTTGACTCATGTTCACAGTGACGCTCATGCCTTCTGTGATTAGAGTTTCTAGTTGTGCATCCAGTGTTTCGTAAACACTGCCACCAAACTTGAACTTGCTCTTGGATTTCTTAGGCTCGTCTTCTTTGACTTCGTCTTTCTTGTCATCATACTCAATATCTTTGGCTACCTTCTTGCCGGCTTTTTCGGCCTTAGCATCTTCGGCACCACGCTTTTTACCATGGATACCATCTTTTTTCTTTTCATCATACTCGATGTCTTTGGTAACTTGCTTACCGGCACGTTCTGCGCGGTTGTCTTTTTTATCTGTAGACTCTGCTTCTCTAACTTGTGCGTCGCCCGACTGTTGATTTTGAATTAATTTCATTGCCGCATACAAAACAGATTCTAAACGACTGGCATACCCTTGTGGGAATTCGCCACCTCGCTGTGCTTGCTTTGCTATTGCTCGAATATCAGCAAGTTCGTTATAAATTTGTTGTGACTGTCCTTGGTCATAGCCTTCTTCCATGTCGCCTTCTTTGACTTTACGCTCGCCTTTGTGCTTGTAGGCCTTAGCAGTGGTGCGTTCGGGTCCTTTTGCTGGACCCTTTGGACGACCACGTCCACGCTTGTCAATGGTGTTGCCTTCGGCATCAGTTTCTGATCCAACAGAGTTTCCTTGTGGATCAACTCTACGTGTTACTCGACGGCCTGTTGCTGTCCACTCTGTGTCATGCTTGGCACCGTGTGTGACTTCACCTGTGCGCGGTGTGTCTCGGCGTGGCTTCTTGTAGTTGGTAAACGGATTAAGATCATCATCTTCGTCAACACTACTGGTATCTGTAAATTCTTTACCACCAACTTTGAACTTGCCGCCCTTTGGTGTCTTGGCCAGAGCACCGGTAAATGCATTGCCTTCGTCAGCCACTTGTTGTCGACCACCTAGTGCATTACGCATGGCTTCAGCAGCCACGTCGCCTAGCATTTCATCAACTTCTTTTTTAGCGCCGGCAATCTTGTCAGCGAACGTGATTTTGTCTGCAGGAGGTGCTAGGGCGGCAAAACTTTTTTGCTTGGCTGGTGACATTTTTTCTTTGATCTGTTTGGGGTTGGGTTCATCACCAGGCTTCATACCAGTTTGTGGCATGTCCATTTTGCGTTGCAAGTCACGGATCATGTCTACGTCGTCACCGTGGCCAACCTTGTTCAGCACTGCACTGCCGGCTTTCTTGGCCATGCCGCCAACTTTCTTGACCACATCACCAATGCCTTCTTCCATGCCGCCATCTAAATTAATTTTATGCATAGCGGCACTTTGTTCTGCATCATCAAAACGTTTTGAAGGTCCTGGTCCAGATAGCGGCATACGAGAGTTAGGATATGCATCACGCATTTTATTATACTCTTTCTTCATGATACCTTTGTGGGCATCAATTGCCGATTGGCGGTCTGCTGGTTTTTTAGTAATGTTTGCTTTTAAGCCTTTTAACTTGGCGCCAGCAGTTGCCATCGTGTCACCGAAGCCTTCGTCAACAGTTTTGTCGTTATCATACTTGTCATACTTGTTACGAATTGGATCTAATGACTTGCCTTCACGTCCGGCCTTGGCCAAGGCTTCCATTCCTTCTTTGCCGTATTTTTCGTAGCCCTTGGCAGCACGACTCATGTCACGCTCGTTCAACGGTGCAGATTCTGGTCGGGCGGCGATGCCGTCTAGTGTTTTGTTTAGGTTGTGGAAAAAACTCATTTTATTATCCTTTAGGGTTGTAGCCGGTGGCTGGCTTGGGTGGGCGTTTGACGTTGGTCATTGGACTCTTGTCACCCATGGGTAAACTGTTTGTGGTCACTGCTGGGGGTGTCCGACCGCCGGCCACTGTGAAGTCACTGCGATAGGTATTTTTTAACACTGCATGTTGATCATACGGAGCAGAGTAGTCTTTGTACAAGGCCTTCTGTTCTGCGTCCGGTGCAGGATATGGAGAATCCAATAGGTCTTTATTTTGTTTTTCAACATCTGCAGTCAACTTGTCATTGCTGTCTTCATACGGCACAGTAAGCATACGCACACGATTTGGATCAATGCCCATCATTTGTGCAATCTGCTGTATCTGTGGCTCAATTGCAGGATAGCGGAATTCAACATCCATGTGTGTCACACTATGGTTATCGAACGCAGGAAAGTCTGCCGGACGAGCCTGAACTGGTGATGTCTTTGGCGTGGTTATCTTAACCACGTCAAATTGACGAAGTTTTTCTTCCAGTGCCCGAACTAGATCTTTGGGAGTATCACCCACGATTTTAATGCGGTAGTTGTATACTCTTTCGTTTTCTGACAAGTATTCTTTAAAATGTTTCATAATCAATCCCTATACGATATTTATGCAGGTTTATTCTTTTGATCTCTTGTGCCGATAAGTCGATCCAATAAATCGTTGCGACTCAGCACTTGACCTTCGGCAGTTTCCACAGATTCTTCTTCAGTATCACCTGCACGTTTTTCCCGGTCCAGATCCAGTTTGGCTTTTTGCAACTGCAACTGAATCATCTTGAGTTTCTTGTTCATCTTGGCTGTTTTAGCAGTAAGTGCATGTCCCAGCATGGCACCTGCCACTGCAAAGATTTCACTGGCATAGCGGCTGTCCACTTGCATACCAAGGTCCATTAGGTCATCAAAGGTTTCTGTGGCTTTTTGTGCCAGTTCGTCCATGTCGCCATCTGAAGCTTCTAGATCACGCACACTGGGTAAGGCAGCGTCAATCTTGTCAATGGCATTGTCAATTTCAGTTATGGCATATTGCGTGGTGGCAATATCCGGCACAGTTTCGTCTGTATCGGCAGTGCTAGACGGCAAGTCGAAGAGGTCTTCTAATTTTTTAGTCATACCATATTTACCGCTTTTGCGGTATAGTGCGGCTTATTTTCCGCCGTTACGAAACATGTCTTCTTCTGTGATTACGCGAAATTTTAAGCCGTTGCGATTGCACCATTTGGTTGCAGAATCCCATTTGGCGTAGTTGATGGCCACTACCATACGGTCTCTGTTGCTCATTTTGCTTTCAATGATGCTTTGTTTTTTGGGTTTGATTTCGATCACTTCTGCAATCAAGGTGTTTTGGCGTGTTCTGTAAGTGATCAAAAAGTCCGGCACATATATGCTTTGTTTTCCTGTAACAGGATTGCGATAAGGGATCTGTATACTTTCACTGGCCCACTGCATCACATTGTCGTTGTTGTCCAGGAATCGCATAAAACTCAACTCCCATCCTGACCTATAACGTGGCACACCTTTGCCCACATATTTGGCAGGATTTTTTACAGTGTAGGGTCCTTGCGCAAACTTGCTCATGCCCGGACATTTCGTGCCGCATAGTAGTTTGGCTGCACAGGTTGTGATACGCCAAGCAAAGTGCTGTTGCTACGTTGATTGTTAAGATAGTAGGCCAGAGTCAAGTTTAGTTCTGCAGTGTTTTCAGTTGTTTGCATCTGCTGTAACAATGACAGTGCAGGTATGCTTTGTTCATTGGAAACTCTAAACAGTGCGGTGGCAAAGTTGGCAGCGGCAGAATCAGTAGTGTATATTGATTTGAAGTAACTGAGAACTGCATCCCACTCATTGCTGTCAACAAACTGCTCATATCCGTAAAAGCTGTCAAACACTCTCACAGTGAGATCCAGATTATAGTTGGTATTATTAACTGAGTTCATGTTCTAGGAGGCGGTTGTTTAGGAAATAACATACTGTTGGCAGAGTTTGCCGCGTTGCGCATTGCGCCCGGTAAACTGTTGCGCAACACATCTTGCTTGACAGCATTTGCATCATTGCGTATGATATTGCTGAGTGGTGTTTTCTTCAGTGTTTGGTTTACATTCAGTGCTTTTTGTACACCACCAATCACATTGGCAAGGCTGCCGCGACCAGACATCAGTGCAGTCAAATCTTCGTAGATGCCCACGCCCGCATCCAGTAGACCGCCTTGTCCCAGCACAGTTGACTGACTGCCAGGGCGCGAGATTGAACTGCGAATTTGATCGTAACGATTGGGATCAGCAAAGCCAACCACATTGGTATCAGGACGCACAGCACCAATGGCACCTGAATAGTATTTTACAGTTTCATATCTTATTGTCACGGTATGTGTCATAATGCCGTTGCCTTGACTGTAGTCATAGGTGTCGTGTTTCCAATCTGTGATCATTGGATTCACCAGCACATAGGCAGCAAACTTGTGCTGATTAAGTCCGTAAATTTTGATATCGCGAAAGAAAGGTGGCTTACCTTCTGGAGCAAATGTTCCATCAGTATAACTTTCACCTATATAACCCCAGTCGTTTACAAATCTATCATTGCTGTAGGTGTCACGTGTGTTGTAGCCAAAGCCTGTGGGTGTGGTTTGTAGATTGCCCGAAGTTCCGTTGGTGTTTGGCACACCTTCATACTGTTGCACAGGATCTTTATAGTAGTAACTGAAGTAGTTGTACCACATGTTGCGAATTAAATCACCACCATCATCATTGAATGTTATGGTAACAGGTTGATATTCAATTTTACTCTGTACCAATCGCTTGCGATTGTACTGATTCATTGTGTCAACTGATATTTGATAACTGGGCAAGTCAATGGTTTTAACCGACAGGCCAATGCTGGCAGCATCGCCGTTGCCAACCATGGCTTGCAAGAATGGGATTGCACCAGAATTTAAATTGAAGAATGTGTGGAAGTTAAACTTGAGTCGTGGTGCAAGTTCGTATCCATTTGTACGAAAGGTTTTACTGGCATGGGTATAATCTCTTAACCCGTTGTCGCCAATAAAACCTTTTAGAAAGTTTTGTCCAAAACTCATTAGACTACTTAGGCGCCTTGCGTGCCACCCAAGCCAGTTACTGTGCCTAGTGTAGTGCCAAGGATGGTGCCTGTTTCGCCAACACCACCACCAACAACCTGGTTGGCATTGTCAAAGGTAATACTCAGTGCAATAGTCATTGCTTCACTGGTTGCGTAATTGGCATCACCATAGTTTACTTCTTTCAAGTAGCAGCCATACAATTCCCATGATTCAAGCACAGTTGGAGCAACAGCACCATTGCCACCGTCAAGTACTTCAAACTTGGTTGTGAACTTGTAATCTGCACCTGCAGCCGCTGATGCCATTTCAAAGAAGTCCAATTGTTTCTGCAGTTGTGATCCAACCAGTTGTTGTACATTGGCTCCGGCATCGTCACGCAAGTTGCAACTTACATCACCCCATGAGTGCTTGCCAGCCATTTTAAGAGTGGAGTTATAGATTGGAATATCTATATTTTCAAATGTCACTGTTGGGCGTGTAAAGTCAATGACTTGTTTGGTCATCTCGGTAACCGGACCACCTTGCACACCAAAATTTTCAAATATCACTCGGAAGCGATATTTTAATTTTGGCATTAATATACCTGTACTGCCTTGGCTAGCGTCACTTGCCAAGGGTACTGTCATTTTGTTTAACGATGCTGAAGCCATAATTTTTATCCTCTGTTACTGTTATTTATGTTATCTATACGTGACTAAAAATAGGGACCGGGTCCCTATTTTATTAGCCTCCGGCAGCAATTTCTCCGGTGTTCTTGATACGAACTGGAATGTAGATAAACTCAACAGCCTTGACTGGCTCAATGGCAATATCAACATACAATTCGTTGCGATCTATACGTGCAGGAGTGTTGTTTGATGCATCGCACACCACTAGATAGTCATAGATACCACGTTTAGCAACCAGGTCAATCATTAGACCGTCAATTGCGTTTTTAATCTGATTGCGTGTGATCTGATCATTTGGTTCAAACAAGAACTGCTTGCCGATGATGTCCAAGCGTCCACGGATGAATGCAACCAAACGTGACACGTTGATACGATCCATAGCGGTTGTAAGGCTTGTGGTTGTTTTGTTACCAAAGTTAGTGATACCAACACCAGGAATGAATGTGATTGGGTTAATTGCATTTTCATACAAGACATCACGCAGACCTTGACGTACACCCAATGATGTGAATTCGCCTGTGGTAGCATTGACATAGCCAAGTTGTACAGCGTTGTCAATTACACCACGACGTGTTCCGGCTGGAGCAAACCAAGGGAATGATACTTCGTCACTGCGAATAATTGTGCGAATCATCATGTGACTTGGTGCTGTCACCACTGGACTACCGCTCAAGTCAGTTGTTTGGCAACTTGGGTAGAATACGCCCATGTATTGATTGCCCACTGTCAAGCCGTCGCCTGTGTCTAGACCTAGACCGTTGTTGTTGCTGGCCCACAGCAGGATGTCTTGTGGATCTAAGCGCAACGGTGTATCACCAATCACAAAGCCTGTGTTGTTGCGCTCGTTGTTGAGTGCAATCATGTTTGGCATCAATTCTGGGTATGCAGGAGTTGCCATCAAGTTGAACTGACGTTGTTCTTCACGAATATCTGTGTTTGTGTCAATGCCCGACTTCAGTGCAGCCACAATCATGGCACGTTGTGCTTGGCGTCCCATGTATGGAGCACCATTGGCTTTTAGTCCACTGGCTGTTACCCAGGCATTGGTCACTGTGGGCAGTGTGTCATCTGGGAATGTGTCAGCATTGAAGTAATCAACTTGGAAACTCTTGACATTGAATCCTGAACGACGTGTGTTGAACAACAACATGCCTTGTGGATACAGTGTAGATTGTGGAGCATCTAGATCTAAATAATCACTGGTCAACAAACTAGTGATAGTTGGGAACGGTGCTGTGATAGGATCTGTAGTGCCGTTTGGTGCCCAACGTGCATCAGCAAATAACACACCATTTTCTGTAGTTTGATCAGTGTTGTCGATGGCCACCCACTGATCAACTCCATTCACTGGCTGCCAGCGATACAGTCTTGGATAGTTTTCTAAATCACTTGTGTCCACCCATAGATCACCAAAAACCAATGGCGATTCTGATTCGTCTGTCTGTGTTGTTGGTGCAGTGGCACTGATAATAGGACCGGTAGCATTGGTTGCACTTAGATCGTAACCACGAATATCGTTTGTCACGTTCTGATAACCTTGCCATGTGCCATTGTCTTGAATCATGATGTCAACTTGATCAGTTGCACTGTAGTACCATAAGCGACCATCTGCTGGGTCTTGATCAGGAGCGGCATCACTTGCTGTGTATGTGAATGTAGGTGTACCAACCCAGTTGCTCAAAATTAACCCAGTAGCAACACCATTTGCATAGTTGTTTCTTACTCCACGAACGCTGGTGCTAAACCCAGCGGTAGTGACTGGTGTACCAGTTATATTAATTAATGCTATTGTTCCGCCGGCTGCGTGTGTAAACACAACAGCACCTGCACTGTTGACTGTGGCACTAACGTATGGAATATTGGCACCACTAACTCCAGCAATGAAATCTTCAACTGTGGTTCCTGCTAGTGTAACTGTGGCAGTTGTATTAATAGCAGTGCCCGGTTGGCTGGCTGTAATTGAAAATGAGTTACCAGACACAAATGGCCCCGGAGTAGTATCGTTTCCTGTGATTTCTGTTGCACCAGTAGCATATCTTTCAAATATTGTAAAACTTGATGTGTTATTTTTTAATATGTTTGCATGAGCATATGTAGATCCCGCTGGAATATTTTTTCCGCCGCCACTGGGATCAGTTGTATACAACTCTTCATTTTCAGTAAGATATATTGGACATGTTTGTGCAACAAATGCACCTAGAATGGTACTGTATTTTTTAACAACAAACTGAGCTCCTTGATTCACATCAGTAATTTTTTGCCATACACTTCCAGTTGGTGCTGGCTGTGTTTGAGTCGCACCCCAACGTGGAACTGTATAACTTGGACTTACTTGATAGGTAGGAGCAAAATACTCGGTTGCTGTGATGCCCAATGTTGTCAGCGCAGTGCCAGATATGTTGGCTATTGAAATAATGCCAGTGTTGGCTGTGCTGCCGTCGTTAGTGGCAGTGGAATCAGCATACATGTATAATTTGCCACCAATTGTGGCTGCATATACTCCAGTAATGGCTGCGTCATTAATCGCATCAGCAATGCCATCCACTGTGTTGTTAGGCACAGCAGGAACTGTGATTGTTACGTCATTAACAGAAAAAGTTTGTGCGGCAGTCAACGTAGTTGGAGCCAATGTGCCTGACACAGTTGGCCAGGCAGTTTTCCATTCGTCACTACCAATCAATACCCAGGTATTGTACAAATCTGACAGTGCAGTAGCACTGGTCTGTGCGGATGTTGGGCCACCACGCTTGTAGTATCCTGGATTAAATGTACTGGTTGCAGTAACAGCATAATCACCAATGCTGCCAACTGTCTGCAGTGGAACTGAAGTTCCTGTTTCTAACTGTGTAGTGTTGGTGATCACAATAGGAGTTTGAACAGTAAAGATACCAGTTGTGATATTCCACTGGAAGATGCCCCATTCAGTGTTTGCAGTGTCTAACCAATAGGTATTGTTGGTTGGAGCACCCAATGGGCGTGTCAATGATGCTGTTAGTTCTGTTAAATCAATGTCAACACGCTGAACATAGCAACGATTGCTTACACCCAGTGCAGAGTATGCTGCCAACAGGCCGTATTCGTTTAGTTCGTACCCATTGATTGGAGTACCAGCAGTGGTCTTGTAGAAGAATGGGTTGCCAAACGTAGCGGCCAAATCTCGCTGACTGGTCATTAAATAAACACGGTTAGCATTTGCTGCCAATGTTCCTGGTGCAACGCCAACTCCAGCGGCACTGGTTTTGTTCTGTGCCGTTGCTATTAAAATGTATGGTACTGAATTGGTAGCAGCAGGGATATATTGACTTTCGTCGATAATCGTTACTTCTACGCCTGGGGATACTAATGCCATGGTTAAATCCTTTTTCTAAGTTTTAATATTTAGCACCTATGCGTAAAAAACACGATCATTCGACCCTTTGCAAAGGTTTTTTCCGCTAAATACTCCATGCAAAGACCTTTATGCCCTGCTTGTAATCAAAGATTGTGTGCTGTGAACTACCACCGTGATGGTGTGCCGCACTATAGAACACGATGTGAGCACTGTATCAAAAAACAACGTCGAGTGAAACCACCGGTGGCTCGTTGGCAATCAAGTGGCTATAAGAAAAAAGCCACATGTGATAGATGTGGCTTTAAATCCAAGTACTCTGCGCAAATGTCAGTGTATCATGTGGATGGCAATCTACACAACACCACTGTGAACAATTTAAAAACAGTGTGCTTAAACTGCACCATTGAGATCAAGAAGTCTGATTTGCCTTGGCAGCCAGGCGATCTGGTGCCTGATTTATAACAGTTTGTATCTGCGTATACAGCGAGTCAATGCTGGAGTTGTTGTGCAACACAAAATCAAAGTCAGTACCTACCCAGGCTGTTTCGCTAGCATGAATGCCTTCATTCTTTAACCAGGCTTGTGCTTTGACATCCCCTTGATTTGCTCTAACCGCAATGTCAGTCCAATGCGGTTGAGTACCTCGCTCAACACGGAGTATAATGCCGCCCGAGGCACGTAAGGATTTGATTTCGTTGGGAAAACGGCAGTCACTAATCACAACATTGTCTTCACTGTTACGCAGTTTGTTTTCTAGACTGGCAATCCAAATGTCGTCGTGAAATCCAGAACGGCACACTTCTGTACCCCATAACTGTAGCATTAAACGTGGTGTTAGTTCAGGCATGTTCAAACGTTTGGCCCACCAGGAGTCCACCTGTTCTCTCCATTCACGGGCCTGTGCTGTGCGGCCTTCTAGCAGGGTACGATCCCAGCCAAACACCTGTGCCACTGCATCTTTAAGGCTGTTGGCAAAACTTTCACGCCTGTACTCGTGGAAATTCACCAGGTAGTCTGCAACAGTATCTTTGCCAGATCCAATAAATCCGCATACGCCAATGATCATGATAATTCCGTTACATTTAAATGTTTGAGTGTGGTTTGCAACAACTCAATTTGTCTACGGCAGTCTTCTAACGCATGATGACTTGTAGGCGGTTTGGGCAGGCCTGGCCACAGAGCAAACACTGTTCTCGAATCTCTAACTGCATAAAACTGCCACGGAATTGGTTTTCCGTAACTTTTATAAGCATGTTCCAGGATGTTCATGTCATATGTGGGACCTTGTGCCCAAACACGATTGCTTTGCCAAATCAGCCGGCCCAACTCAT